GCATTGTCATGTGCGATACAGGCAATGTCAAGGTTGAAGGATACAGTTTCGGTCTCTCCCAGACCTTCAGAACAGTGCATAGGCGACTGTTCGCCTAAGTCCCAGTAGATGTAGCCGTAGGGATGCCTCTGCAGATCCAGAGACGGCATGAAGCCTGCTTTGGCGACAGTAATGGACTTGCCGGAGATTTTGATTCCACCCAGCAAGGACTGAATAGCTGTGTCCAGATTGTAAGGACTCATGTGCTGCCCTTCTTCAGACCCTCTATGAGTTTCTGGCGGAAGATAAACAGAGTGCTGGCTCGGTGTCGGTCTACCACTTTCTGCAGTATATCGTTACCAGACCAAGCGTGCTTTCTTTTACCAGCCCAAGGGCCTTTCTTGTCTACGCCTGTGGCACCTCTCAGGAAGATGTGCCAGTAGTTTGCAGGACGCTTACGGCGATTCTTATTCTTTAGGGATTCAGGTCTCGTACCAAACCTCCTGCGAGCCATTGCCTTGACTTCTCTTGGCTGGGATGACTTGGAACGATAGTAACTGATTCTGCCGTGCTTGGCCAGTCCCTTGATCCGACCAGTGTAGATTTGCTGGTACCTGCCGTTTGTGTTGTTCTCCGGCCTTACGTTCGGGTTGATGTATTCGAGGTGAGCCTTGTCGATACCAACTACACCATAGTAACGGTAGGATCTACGCTGGCTCTGTCGAACCTTTGTTCGTACTGCTCGGAATGTGGCACCAGTAGACTGTGGCGGAAGTCTGGTAAATGATCCGTTCTCTTCACGCTGCATACGATCGAACTCAGCGTTCGCAAGCACTTCAGCCTTGAGGCTTGTTTCGATAGGCTGAACTGCAGCACGGATAGCACGACGCACAACCTTCTTCTGTATTTTCTCCGCAAGAGCATCGAAGTCCTTACGGAACTTCTGATCAATGGTGAATCTTACTTTGAGGTTGTTCTTTGCCATCAGATCATCGTCGGAATAAGTTTCTGTGCGATAGGTTGTGCTACGTTGTCAACCAGTCGGATATGGATCTTCTTGCAGTCGCCCCAAGGATCAGTTGCCTGACCAACAACTGCGTACACCTTTTGTCCGCCTACCCATACACAGTACATACCCTCGGTCACGGCACTGGCTGGGCGGCACCACTGACCGATAGCAATGAATTGCTGTTCGGTCTGTACGATTCCTTGGGCTGATATCTCGAAGGGCTTCTGTGGTACCTCCAGAGCGAAGGGACCACGGTAGTGTTGTTCGAAGCCCTGTTCAAGTTCGCCAGAGGCATTGCTCTTCGTACTGGGAGTCCAGAACTCCAGCATGAAGCGAAGGTTCGGTCGGCTTCGGCGGTTGTGCTTGTTCATCCGCGACTCACCTTACTCCAGTCTTCAGCAACGTACTTGATAGCACGCATGTCATTCAGCAGGTTGTGATCTCGAAGAGCACAGTAGCCTTGTGGGAGTTCTGAGACTGGATTGTCACTTACTGCATCTCGGAACTCGTACAGATGGTAGGCAAGGATCTTGATTGCCTGAACTGTGCTGCGAGGAATTTCTGAGAAGGAAGAGTAACCAGTTTGGTACGCGACTGTAATCGGGTACGGCTGGTCATTGTCAATGTCGGTGAACAGAGCGGACCAGTCTTTGCACCACAGCTTGCTTGGCTCGTGTGGGTAAACGGTGTAGTTGGCACTTGAGATATTAGCAGTCGTGCCGTCGTACTTCTTGTAGCTGAACGTGGTCAGGCTGGTGACTCTGCCGAAAGGCAACACCAGCAGACGATCTGCGGCCAGGAACGCTTCGTAAGGCAAAGACAGGTTCGCTGTCTTGCGGAGCAGGAATCGCCACTGTTCCTTCTCACAGATCGTCATGCTGGTATTGATCAGCCCGACAATGTCTACCGGAAGTTCCGAGTCCGGCGTCTCAGGGTCGAAGCCGATGTTTCGCTTTACATCATTGATGAACGCCTGAGTAATCAGCGTTGATGCTGCGGCTTCCGTTGAGAGGTCGATGTAAAGCGGCATACGAAACCTCTGGTATAACAAAGAAACCCGTCTATGATCCACGTCACCGATAGCGGGAGAGGTGGGACGGGCGTGTTACGCAAAAAACCGCACAGAGTCACCCCCATCGAACTCTGTGCGGTCGTACCCGTGAGGGCACTTTCAAGGTACTGGCATTGGCCTGCAGATCAGGTCAGGGTGCCAGTGCCTGTCGGGGTAAGATCGTCTCGGCGGTGCATTGTCGTAACCAATGCAGCAGCCTTGATCGTATTGGTGTTGGTACCGTTGACACGGTACACGACGGACTTGAACTGAACACCGGCCTGATTCTCGGCAAAGCTGACTTCCTCGCTGTCGAGTTCCAGAGCACAAGCAGTCGTACCGCTGGTGAAGACAACCTGCTTGATCAGGGTGAAACCGGAGGTTCCTGCTGTGACGGTGGAACCGTAAGCAGCGATGGTCAGGTTCCCGGTCAGGGCCGCACCGGCGACAACCAGAACGGCCTTGTCCATGATCTCGGTGATGACATGGGCGTTTGCAAGAGAACCAGTCAGGGTGATCGTGCCCAAGGGCACAATCATGTACTTGCTGGTCAGGTGAGTGAACTTCTGAGTAGCCATAGTAGAACATCCTTCTGGATGATTTGAATGAAAGCAGAAAGGGGGAGGTGGGGTAACGTCGGCGGCTCAAACTTCAGTTACCCCACCTCCAAAGGGATCAGGCAGTGGCTTTGTCCAGAACAACAAACGGTGACAGCGTCAGACCGCCGTTCTTCGGCTGGAACGTGGACTTCCACCACGGGCGAGCATCGTCGAAGCTGGTGAACAGGAACACTTCTTCACGCTCAAGGAATCGCACATGGATCGAGCGAGTCATCGTAGCAGAACCACGTTCGCCGAACAGCATCTGCGTCGGATTCACGCAAGCCAGGAAGTTGTCGTTCCACTCGCTGATCAGGTTGCCGTCCTGTCCGGTTGTGATGCCGGGCATGTACTCGGTCCAGATAATCGGGCGACCCAGCAAGGTATCCGGCAGTTCTCCGCCAGTGGACGGGTAGAACAGCTTGGTGATACCGGCGTTGTTCGGCGACTCGATCACCAGAGTGAACAGAGTGTCGTACAGGTCCAGAGGTGCCAGCCAGACGGCGTTCTCGTAGCCCCAGACACGCTTACGCATCTTCAGGACATTCAGACCGCTGACGATGCTGGAAGTCGCCTGACCGCTTTCACGCTTCACGCTAAGCAGAGCAGCATTGTTGCTGTTCAGCATACCCAGAGGGCGACCGACGCCGTTACCGTTGAGCAGTTCATCCATGCGGAAGGAACGTGCTTCCTGACGCAGACCCTGATCAATCAGAGAGGCAATCGAGATCGGGCTGTCGGCCATCAACTGATTGGTGACAGCGGCAGCACCGTTGATCTCATGGGCCTTGAGGCTGACCAGTTCCATCGCGTTCTTGGTCATCGTCGGAATCGACGTTTCCTTACCGCGATAGACATTGAATCCGCCAGTCACGCTGTTGCGATGGTCTTTGTCAACTCGGCAAGGAATATCGACAACCGGAGCAGACATGCTGATGCGAGTCATCAGACCGCTGATACGATCGGCTTCAGGTTCCAACTGCATCACGGTGTTGATGAAACCCCGAGGAACCATGATCCCCTGTGCTTCCCAGTTGGCCTTGCTGAACTCGTCTGAACCTACCGCATCCATGACGACTCGCTTCAAACGAGGGTCAGCGTCGTCAGGATTCCGAGTGCGGTACAGGTTGACGACAGCGTTCAGATAATCTCGCTGATCACTAAACCCGTACTTGTCCTTGTCCTTCTCCCATGCGGGGCGAGTGCTAACGCCGCCGGCAAGGTTTACGACAAGACCACCGACAGCATTCGACACGGCTGCGGTAGACAGTGCGGCGTTACGACGTTCAGCAAGGCCAACTGCCGTAGTGTTGAGGCAGTTCACAACCGCCTCAAGGCGTTCAATGTCATTGCGGTAGGAAGTTAGTTCGTCAGCCGTCAGCTTATCGCCTTTGGCTTCGTACTGATCGGTCACGCTGATCAGGCGATTGCGTTCGTCAGTCAACTGGTTTGCGGTGAACTTTGCCAGATCGCCATTCTTTGCAGCCGTGTCATTGAGCACGGCACCCAAGCAGCCCATCACGGCAGCATACCAAAAACGGAACATCTTAGATCCTTTGAATTGTGGGGTCCAGAAACGGACAAGCAGGGCCGTGCTTATTTGCGTTGCTGTGGGCAGGGCTATGCAAACACTGTAAACGGGTGTAATAGGGCTGTCAAGTTAAGTTCATGGAAATTCTGCGAGCATTCAAGGCTCGGCGTCGAAGTTCGGAAAGATCGGGTGCTTCGGGCATAATAGCCTTGTTGAGTGCTTCAGCCGGAACCTTCAGGCTGTTCAGCATAGCATTCTGCGGTTGGGCGTTACGAACTGAATGGAACAGTCCCTTATCTACGGCTTCCTGAGCACCGTAATAGGTGGTGGCTTCCATCAGGTTCTGAACCTCTTCGGCTTTCATAGAAGTTCTGGAGGTGAAGATATTCACAATGGCGTTGCGATGGGCTTCCCAGCGGTTCTCAGCAGCCTTGATGGATGCCAGACTGTCAATCACTTCGTACATGTACGGGTTGTGCATCATGAACAGACCGCCGTTGCAGATCTGACGGTTTGATCCGGCCAGTGCCAACCAACCGGCAGAACTGAATGCGTATCCATCAACGATCGTGTTGACAGTGCCCTTGTGCTCCAGCAGGCGGTTGTACATTGCCATTGCCGCACCGACTTCACCGCCCGAGGAGTTGATGCGTACCGTCAGTTCAGACGGTGCATCCTTCAGGAAGTTGACGACTTCATCGGGAGTAACGTAAGGATCTTCCGGATTCCACTTCTGCGACAGGATCATGTCGTAGATGCAGAGTTCATCATTGTTGAACGCAGCAGTGGTCTGCAGAGTCCGGCTACCGTCAAGCGGCTTGCTGTTCAGTACGATTGATTTCATCTTCGATACCCTCTGGAAACTTCTGAGTGGAAAGCCATGTAGAGATAAAATTGGTTACGGTGTTGCCGAAGGTATCGGACCATTCAGACACCTGTTCGTTCAGCATGGTGGCCAGTTTGCCGTCTGCTGCATAGAACTCGGACACAGCGACTTCGTAGTCATCCGGGCGAGATTGACGCTTCTGCTCCAGTACCTTCTGCTCGTAGTTGTGGATACCACGAACAGTACGCATGAACGCATTACGCAGTCGCTTATCAATGCCGGACTGAGAAGGAGACTTGTCCATTCGTCCGGATGGTGGTTCTGCTTTGGCTGCGGCTTTCTGTTCGACTGCGGCGTACTCTTCAGCGGAGACCATACCTTCGTTGGATTTCTGCTGAGCCTCTGTGCTGGCTGTTGTGGCTTCGTTGGCAAGCCTTGCACCTTCTTCGAGGTGAAGAGAGTGCTCTACGGTCATTAGGTTGACAGGTACGTAGCGTGGGTCTGCTGCAGCGTCTCGCGGATCAATGTGCATACCGAGCAGGTTACTGGCTTGACGGCGATTGATAATACCAGTCTCAAACAGGTTACGCAGAGCATTGCTGAACTTGTCGATGACGTTGCGATACAGGTACAACTGCTCGAACTCGAACAGGAATAACATGTGGCTCGGAATCGGCAACACTTCTGTTCTGAACTGACTGCAGATTCGTGACAGTAACGGGCCGATCGAAGACTGGATGAACATCGACATGGCAGCCGAGATATCCACGTCACCGGCTTTGGTGCCCATGTAACTGTGCAGCAGCACGGGAGGAACATTGAGACCGCGAGCAATGTCTTCGACACTGAATGCACGAGTCTCAATGAACTGCAGGTGTTGGAATGGAATACCCATGTGAACAGGCTTAAGGCCCTGTTCCAGTACACGAGTCCGGAATATGGACTCCAGAGGTGCGTCAGGATCTTCCGAGAAGTTCGCTTCGATACGCTTCAGTACCTGAGCGTCCAGACGATTCTCAGTGGTCAGGAACATCTGGGTCGCAATACCACGAGTGTAGAACTTCCAGCCGAACTCTTCGCTGGCTGAGTACAGATCCATGACACGGGCATTGTTCTGAATGAAGCCCTGACCACGGTGGTACTGAGTATCGAGTACGTGACTGCGGAAGTGAGCAATGCTGTCCTTGGGTACGATCAGCGGCTCGGTCTTCAGGTCACGCTCAGACAGTCCTGTGTCGATGCGGTACAGCAGTTCTCCGGATGCAGCTACACGACCTGTTGAAAGGTTCTCACCACCGTTGGCACGGAAGATGTTTCCTCGACAGATTCTGGAAGGATGAATGTAGTACAGACGGCTGGTGCGGCCTTGGGTGTCCGTCTCTTTCAGGAAGTAACAGTTACCGTCCATCAGAACGTCGTAGACGATCATCATCAGAGCATCGTCAGAAAGCAGTTCTGGGTGGAAGTAATGAGAGAACAAGCGGGCGGCTGGGTGCTCGGTAGACGTGACCACTCGTGTACGCTCGCCAGAGCCTGCTTCCAGTGCGTACATTCGTCGGGGAAGGGAATTGATCATCCCGGTGTAGATCTTGACGCCACAGAAGACTGCAGAGAGTCTCAGGGCGGTCTGGGATTGATCGGTGTAGGATCGTTCGTGATTCATGATCCCGAACATATCCCGCCAGGTCATTGTGCCTGTGGCATTCCAGGCAGCATCGACAAGGTTCCCCACAAGGCTGCTGACCCTGCTGGCGGGAATGGACGGTTCACTTTTACGAAGCCATCGGAACATAGTTCACCTGAGTGATCGAATATCTGTGATAACTTCGTCTTCCGGATACAGGTGCGAACCAATCGCCATCAGACTTGCAACAATACCGTCAATCTTGTTGACTGATTTTGACTTATCCGGTCGCATCAGTCCATCCCGAGACTGCTGGATAACAACATTCCCAATCATCCAGTCCAGAACAGGATGCCCGCCATGAAACAGCATACCGTCCTGGACTAAAGCACTCATGCGTCTGCAAGGTTCATTCATACCAGCAAAGTTTTGTGGATAGGCTCTGCTGGGGAATCCGTATTTCTTCAGACCTGAGTAGATTGCGTGAACACAGTATCGGTCAAAAACGATCTCTCTGCAACCTCGAAAATGATTTAAGATACCAGTCTGACTGGAATCTCCCAGCATGGCAGCGATGATAGCATCTTCGTCGATAGCTTCGAGCGGACTGGTAGAGTTGATCAGACCAGCATCATACCACAATCCGTAAGGCAGGCTCTGTTCGTGACTGCGTTGGTAAATGCTCTTTGCAG